GTCCTAAGCTGGAGATGCGAAAACTTGATCTTGCCGCCGCGTGGCCAACGCCATTCTTGCGCGCGCAGGTGCGGGGTGCCGCCAAGCCGCGGATAGAAGTTTTGGCTCTCGTCCCATAACCCGCCGGGATTGGTAATCTGCGGTGTGGTGCGTCTGAAGAATACCGCGGTAAAGCCCGGCACCCGGCTGACATGGCGCAGCGGCTCCAGGATCAGTCCGACTGTCTTCCCGCCGCCCGCGGCACCGCCGTAGATGCAGATGTCGGCAGCGGTCTGCAGAAACGCGGTCTGCGGTCCGGGCTGCGCCGAGATCGTTGTCCGAGCAGATGGCGACATCGCTCACACGCCGCGCGCCGAGAGAGCGTTGTTGCCGGAGGGCCGGTTGCGCCGGGCATCGGTCAGACCGGTCCTTACGCCTTCGGTCTGTTTCGGCTTCTCTGCTTGGCTGGGGATGCCGGTCTTGTTCATGAGTTCATCCGTTCGACCCTGGGGGCTGCTACCGCCGTCGTTTCCCGGCGAAGTATTTCAGCTGCGCGTCGCGCAGTACCTGGGTCAGCTCGGGATCGCGGCTGTTATCGGGCAGGACCAGAAGCACTTCCGAATTCGACCCGGCATCGGCGCCCGGGGTGGCGTTTTCCGCCGCCGACCGCTCGCGCCAATGCGCCCTGGTCTTCAGCCAGAAGATGATCGCCGCAATATTGCCGGCTTTCGCGGCGGCGAGCAAATAGCCGGTGACCGTCGCATTGGCCTCCACTACCCCACGATCGAGCTCATTACGAAAACGCTTGCGCAGCGTTTTCGGGGCGCAGCCGACGAGCTTGGCGATGTCGTCCTGTGGGACACCGAGCCCCGCCAGGTGCCGCACCTTCTCGCGCATTGCATCACTCACGGCAAATGGTTTTCTTGACATGTGCGGCTCCTGATCAATCGTGGTGCTGCGTTTCGGCGCGCTCGTCGAACGACTGACCCGAGGCTTGATGCAAGGCATGGCGCGCGGTGAAACCCTGCCAGCGTTGCACGATGACGTCGACATAGGCGGGGTTGAGCTCGAGGCCATAGCAGATGCGGCCGGTGATCTCAGCGGCAATTGCAGTCGTACCCGAGCCGAGAAAGGGATCGTAGACCGCCGCGCCGGGGCGGCTGTTGTTGACGATCGGCCGGCGCATGCATTCGACCGGCTTTTGGGTGCCGTGCCCCCAGCTCTCCTCGCGCCCTGGGTTGCCGAACGGGTTGTTGTTGGCGATCTCCCACACCGTGGTCTGGGTGCGGTCGCCGTGCCAGTGGCTCTTCATGCCCTGGCGCACCGCGTACCAGCAGGTTTCATGCTGCCAATGGTAGTCGCCACGGCTCAGCGTGAAGTGCTGCTTGGACCAGATGATCTGCGCGCGAGGCTGCAACCCGCAGCCGGTGAGGCCGGCGAGGACGAGGTCGCCGTGCATGGCACTGTGCCAGACATAGGCGACATCGCCGGAAAACAGCCCATAGGCTTCCCGCCAGTCGGCACGGTCATCATTGAGCACCGTTCCCTGTGCGAGTTTGCCCTTGCTGAGCTTGCGGCGCGCCCGCCAGGACGGATCGTAGCCGACCCCATAGGGCGGATCGGTGATCATCAGGTGAGGCTCTGATCCCGTCAGCACCTGCGCCACATCGGCGGCATTGGTGCTGTCGCCGCAACCAACCCGGTGGTCCCCCAGCAGCCAGATGTCGCCGGGCTGAGTGACCGGTTGCTCGGGAACCTCGGGGACGCTGTCGGGATCCGTGAGCCCGCTCGATCCGAGACCTTTCAGGATGGCTCCGAGGGCATCCGGCTCAAAGCCGGTCAGGCCGAGGTCGAAATCGGCAAAGCCGAGCGCCTGGAGCTCGTTGCGCAGCAAATCGGGATCCCATTCCGCCCGCGCCGCCAGTTGATTGTCGGCCAGGCGGTAGGCGCGCTTTTCCGCCTCGCTCCAGCCGTTCGCGACGATCACCGGGATCGAGGTCAGCCCCAGTTTTGCCGCCGCGCGGACGCGCCCGTGGCCGGCGAGCAGGTACCCCCCTTCGTCGACCAGAACAGGGTTGGTCCATCCCCATTTGCGGATGGCGGCGGCGAGCTTGTCGATGTCTCCCTCGCTATGGAGCCGGGCATTGTTGGCGTAGGGAATCAGCCGCTCGATCGCCCAATACTCGATCCGCTCGGCCGGCCAGGGACGTGTCGGGCCCCCTTCGGCGAACTCCGATTGTGTCGGCGTCATTTTTACCTCCGTAGCGTGGATGCCTTTGGCATCCCCGGACGGGGGATTTGGCGCATCGCGATCAGCGAAACAGTGTCACCTGCTTTTCAGGCCGGAGGTTTCATTCGGAGGTTTCCGGATCCCTCAATGAGATCGGGGACCGTGCTTGCCGCGCCCTCTCTTGCAGGAGGGCTCCAGTACCGCCCATGCCTTCTTAAACGCTTCGGGGTAGGCATGGGGCACCTCGGCCATGCATCGCCGCTGCGCCTCCAGTTTGGTGAGCGGCGTTTCAGGCGTCATGATCTGTCGCAGATAGCGCAAGATCGTATGGGTGGTCGCCGCTGTTTTCTTGTTTCGCGCCGGCCATGCGCGCATCACATCGGCGCGCAAAAACTGCGGCGAACTCCAAACCAGAGAACCGTGCGATCGTGACCATAATCCTACCCTCACCCGATGGCCGGTTGCGAACCGAAACACCAGCCCGTTCAGCTCCGCCAGCGGAACTGGGATTTGCGCATCGCTGCCCTCTGCGAATCTGATTGCGGTCATCCGAACCCGACCGCTCCTCACTTTGTTAAGCAGGTCATCCAGGGCTTGGCCCGGCACGATAGCCTCGGTGGTTCGCGCTGGTTTCTCGTTCTCCTGCGCCAACATCATCTGTAGAGCGGCGATAATTTCCGGTGGCGGCGGATTTAGCGGCTGGACTACCGTCATCGGCCTGATGCCGAATAAGGCCAGGGCTATTTTATCCTCCTCGCTCATATCCTCCATGTCGGTGACCCACTGCTCGTCCCGTTTGCAAATCCACCATATGGTTTCAGGAAGGTCCCAATATGCTTTCGGGTCCACGACGTTCGTCATTCGCGCCTTCTCTTGCTAAACGATAGGTACGCCTCTATATGCGGTATGTGCCGCTTAAGATAGCGCGACCAATGGTAGTCAGCAAGAGCACGCAAGAATGATGACTAGATGATACAATGCACGATTGTAGTTGAGGTTTGCCAGCAGCATCACGGTAAATTCGCTAACCCGGTTAGGAACGGTAAGCGCCTGAACAACAACAGCGGTTTTGATCTAAACACGGGTGGTGGCTTTCAGCGCCTGCCTTTTTTATAGTCGGTAAATTCATCGGTATCTCACGCCGCATTCGTGGAAAAACCTGCTGTCGACAGGGGCTTAGAGGCCCTAGAGCAGGCCGACTTGGAATCATGGATGCCGGTTCTTGGCGATTTTCAGCACCAAAACCTGCTTCTTACCGTCCAGAATCGTCCGGAATAACCCATTTTTCGGAGACGGGTTCGCTCTTGACTCTCTCCTCCAGCGGAGAGTCCGTCTCTCTCCCGCATCCACTGAATCCCCATTGCTCAGCTGATGGGGCTCGGTCGGGAAGCGGTAGGGGCTCTGATCTGCG